TCGCGATCGTCACATGCTCCTGGTCGAACGATTGATATTTGTCCGTCCATATCACTCTCCTTTGATGCGAATGCCAGCGGCGCGGGAATCATTCCATCGCTTTACTTCTTCACGAATTACGTCAATGCATTCTTTCGAATCCATTAGGTAATCTTCATCAAAAAGCCTTTCCTGTTCGTTTTCTATCGCAACAATGATTGCTTCAACTAACTTTTGTGCCTGAGAACCACTTTCTAACTCTGCAATGCGCTTCTCTGCGGCTTCCAGCTTCTCGCGCATATCGTCAACGTACTCGACCAGAGAACCGCCAGCAGGAATTTCGCACTCCTCGACCAGTTGGAAGTAGATATCAGCTGCGGCCCGTGTGTTGCTATGCCTAGCGTCGCCCATCTCACCTTCACGAAGAGCATCGCGTTCGGCGGTAAGATTGGCTATTTTGCTGTCTTTGCCTTCCAGCTCAACGCGCAGCTTCCCAACCGTAAGCGCAATATCCTCGTTCTCCTGATCGCGGCTTTTGATGTATTGCTGGTTTCTTTCCCGTTCATCCAACAATGCCAGCGCGATATCTGGCGAAAAGTGCTTCATAAAATCGTTAAGCGCATTAATTCGCTGATCGCAAGGCATTACAGGTGCTTCACCGGCAATTTTTGTTTTTTCAGCGATTTCACGAAGCTTTTGATAATCAATCTTGCTCACTGGTTGCCTCCTGCTTTTCTGCCTTCAACACCATGCGAGAACCATCATCCAGCTCCCACGCGATCTCACCACCTTCAGCCATGACCAGTCGCCACACCAATTGAGCAGCCTCATTGGTAACATCACGACCTGGATCATTGCCAACGCGCATACGTCCACCTTCAACATCGCGCATTTTTGCCAGCATGATAGTTTTTGATAGCGGTGAAAAACCAAGCTGTAGTCGTGCGGAATTACTCACTGCTTGCCTCCTTTACGCCACATCGCATTCAGATATTTGTTTTGATTCACTGATGGAAAAGAATTTCTCTTAAGCAATTCCTCTATCGATGGCATTGGCTTTACGCGTTGGCGAATAATCATTTCTGCCGGAAGAATTCCGGGATTGTATGCAAGTCCTCTCATGGTAAATTCCTCAGTCATTACTGATAGCGCCATAGCGTGAGCGGTAATTACGCAGGCGCGGGTCGATATATTCAGGGAAGTGGGTATATGTGGCTTTGCGGAATGGTCGGATTGATGTCTGGTAAATTCGCTCGCGTTCTTCTTTCTCTGCAAGCCATATACAGTGGCGAAATTCCTTTTCCTCTTTCGTTTCCTGCGGTAGCGACATTATCAGGTCGTAGTTTTTTCTGAATTTATCCAGCACCTCCGATACGGAATTGCCGGAACAGCGGCGCGCGTCGTCCGCACCATACAGAGGCGCTGGCATGATTTTCTCCTGATTAAATTGCGTGAATAGCGTGACGAGGGAAGGGGAGAGTTACTGGTGCAAAGGGTATATCGTCGTCAAAATCCATCGGAGGTTCGTTGTGTTGTGCTGGTGATGATTGCTGCTGTGGCTTCTGTGATTGCCTGCTGGCTGCTTGTTGTTTGCTGTCGCCAATGCCGCCAAGCATCTGCATCACGCCATTAATTCCGACATGAACCTCGGTTGTGTAACGGTCTTGCCCTGACTGGTCTTTCCACTTTCTGGTTCTCAGCATTCCCTCGAAATAAATCTGATCACCTTTTTTCACATACTGCCCCACGACCTCAGCCAGTTTCCCGGATACAGCAACACGATGCCATTCAGTCAATTCCTTTTGCTCGCCAGTATTTTTATCTCGCCATTGTTCTGACGTGGCTATTGTCAGGTTAGCGAACGCTGTTCCTGATGGTGAGTATCGAACTTCCGGGTCTTGTCCTACCCGACCAAGGATAATCACCTTATTTACGCCTCTGCTTGCCATTTATGCCGCCTGTTTTAGTTCGTTAACTCTGATGCTCATTACCTGAACGCATTTAGCCTGCGCATCCTCATTGCCAGCCATTAATTGCCAGTCACGCTGATAACGCTCGATGAGTTTTTTCTTGTCAGTTTCTGTTGACGCATAATCGCTGAAGTCTTTCAGGATTTGTTCGCAGTCAACCGATGGAGATTTCTGGTTGGTATTTTCTGGTGATGGTTTGTTATCTGATGCTGGGATTGCCCATCCCGGAAGCGATGGAGGGAGCCAGTAAAATCCTGTTCCATCCTTCAGTTTTGCCCTGTGCCACCCCTGCTTTTTATCGAGAGATGTTTGTGCGAAACCTTCCTCAAGGTTATACAGATACCGACCGATTCCCCACTGAACGGCAGCGCGCTTCATTGCACCGGAACGACCACCTTTGACGGCTTCTACCTGCGTGTTTTCAGCAGCATCCCATTTGGTTACCCATTCGGAATCAATCTTTATTGATATGCCGCATTCAACGCCGCCGTTGTTGGGAATATCGCGGTATTCATTGCGCCATCCTGCTTTGCCGCAAACATCGTCCAGGCGTTTCATGATTGCCCGGTTCGTGACATAAGCCAGCACCATAGCCCACACCTTGCCATCGCGTGTTTTACCGCTTTGCTGTATTCGCCATTCGATATCTTCAGGGCTGAATGGCTCATCGAATTTGTTCAAATCCATAATTCACCTCAGAATGGACAAGGCCCAAGGAAATAACGCTGATTTAATACTTCGACTCGGGACAAATTAAGGCATACCCGCATTCCTTCGCGGTCGCCATTATGGCGATACCAGAGAGCTTTCTGCGTGTACATGCGTCTCTGTAACTTGCTCTCCTTCACTGTGGTTGCAAGTGACATGAATATCTCCTTCGTTACCGATTAATTCTTTCATCTGACGAATGAATTCTTCGTCTGACCAGTTATCTGTAAAACTCATGGACGGCCTTGTTGTTTCAAAATATCCCAAAGCTTTTCGAGCAAACTTTTCATTCTTGGTTGTTTAAAGTCTGCTCCGGTTAAAATATTTTTTCGTGAATGCTGCACCGATAAAATCGGGTTGAAAGGGCGAACCGATGCCGCCCCTGCAATAGCGAACTGTTGCATAGGATGCTCCTTCTGTTTGATTGCATAACGAAAACGCCTCAAGTGAAGCGTTATTGGTATGCATATAAAAAAGCCCTCGCACTGGAGGGCAAAGAAGATTTCCAATAATCAGAACAAGTCGGCTCCTGTTTAGTTACGAGCGACATTGCTCCGTGTATTCACTCGTTGGAATGAATACACAGTGCTTATTCGCAGCCTACATAATCATTCCGGTTATTATTACCATTTCAATATCACTATCTTTCATAATGATTGGAGTTGAGTTATCAACTTTACTTTTACTCCATTTTCCTGCATCAGTTTTTACCGCTCCACAATAAGAAAGCCAATCATCATCACAATGTTCTGGAACACTAATTCTGACAAGAACTCGTGATAGTGCTTTTTCGATACTTTCATCGCAATTAGCATTTGTGTAATTGCCGTGAGACAATTTCAAATCGTTAACTTCATCTTCATTGGCATCAAAAATATAGATTTCAGTCGACTCTGGAACATTTTCATAAACCATTAAAACTTTCATTTTTACCCCATATTGTTTATGCCAAAAATAAAGGCCGACTATGCGTCCTAGTAGAATACCCAATTTTCTGTTTCTTGGTTGTGTCCAAAGTTATATTCAATATCTGGTGTTGATGTATCAATATTCTTCATCCCATCAACAAGAGTTGATACAACAGCCAAATCTTGTTTGATTCTCATTAAATGGTATTTCTTCCGGCGCAATAAACTTTCAATGGCAAGTTTCTTCGTTGGGAATGCAAAAGATCTTTCTGCATTTTTTGCTACTTTCTTAATTGCATATCTATTTCTCCTTTGTTTCCATTCCTGTAACCACTGATTTGGTACTGGTTTAAAATTAACAATCCAATGCGCAGGAACCAACCATGCATAATGGTCTGTCTGATGAAAAGCTATATATTGAAGTGCGAATATTTTTATCCCATCTTCTTCAACTGTCGCCTGGAATCTCCAGAAAACAGGCATTCCATCATGTTCAGTTTCTGATTCAGGAAAAGGTACGCTCCATGATTTTGTCATATCTCACCTCAAATAAGTGGTTTGCTGCGAAAATAAATCCGCTTAAGTTACCTGTTATTTATCCCACCAAGTTCCGCATCTATCTATCCAGTTACACCAATCATCGACACTCCATTTTGTTGTGTCGCATTTTGGCAACTGGCATGAATATCTACCTTCTTTGTAAAGTCGGCGTTTGACTGTCTTGAGCATGGCTCACCTCAATCGTAATAAGCTGGAATTGATTTTCCGCGTTGCTTCTGGCGGCCTGAGCAAGTCACACCCATTTCACTGCGTGGCTTGCTGTACCATGTGCGCTGATTCTTGCGCTCAATACGCTGCAGGTTGCTTTCAATCTGTTCGTGGTATTCAGCCAGCACTGTAAGGTCTATCGGATTCAGTGCGCTTTCTACTCGTGATTTCGGTTTGCGATTCAGCGAGAGAATAGGGCGGTTAACTGGTTTTGCGCTTACCCCAACCAACAGGGGATTTGCTGCTTTCCATTGAGCCTGTTTCTCTGCGCGACGTTCGCGGCGGCGTGTTTGTGCATCCATCTGGATTCTCCTGTCAGTTAGCTTTGGTGGTGTGGTAGGTGGGAGACCCATTTCGACCTGCTTCGGCCGACTTCAATTCGGCAATAGTTCCGCAGGCCTCGCCGCTTTACGTGCGACATATTCCCATCCATGAACCCTTCACCACACCCCAAAGCCTTCTGCTTTGAATGCTGCCCTTCTTCAGGGCTTAATTTTTAAGAGCATCACCTTCATGGTGGTCAGTGCGTCCTGCTGATGGCTAAATAGTACGATTTGTACTTTATCGAGTCAATACAAACTGTTCTAAATATAATTGGTTTTTTATAACGCTTTGTATTTAATGGGTTTATATTTTGGAAAAAGAAAACCCGACACTAAGGTCGGGTTATTGTTGTGTGCTTTAGAGTGGTGAGGCTGTTAACTAAATGTCTCTTCAGGCCACTGGCTGGCGATAACTTTCCCTACAACGGAACAGCTATCATTGCATGGGATCATTGGATATTGCGGGTTTAGTGGTTGTAGGAACACCTGACCGCTATCCCTGATCAGTTTCTTGAAAGTAAACTCGTCACCACCAAGTCTGGCTATGCAGAAATCACCTGGCTCAACAGCCTGCTCAGGGTCAACGAGAATTAACATCCCGTCAGGAAAGCTTGGCTTGGATCCTGTTGGTGCGGTCATGGAATTACCTTCAACTTCAAGCCAGAACGCACAATCACTGGCTTTTTTGGTTGTGCTGACCCATCTCTCCGCATCACCTTTGGTAAAGGTTCTAAGCTCAGGCGAGAACATCCCGGCCTGAACATGAGAAAAAACAGGGTACTCATATTGTTTTTTAACGGGGATAGATGAGTATTCGCCAACAGGTGAAAATGTACCGTCGTGGTTGAATGAGACGCTATCAATACCAAGGTATTTAAACACCACACCAATCTCGTCAAGAGATGGATGACGAGATCCGCGCAACCAGTGACCAATTCCACCCTGCGTCATACCAAGCTCTTCAGCCAACTTCTCTTGAGTTATGCCGAGCTCTTTCATTCTGGATCTAGCCAGTTCATACCATTTCATTTTCATACCCTTATTATTACGCTCTGTACTAAAACCATCCATGCACAAGATGTATTTTTTGTTTGCATTTCAAAAGTACATATCGTATTATTGTCTCATGGTTACTATGGAGGGCATATGAGCAACCTACGAAAATATCGAGAGTCACTGAATATCTCTCAAACAACACTTGCTAAGGCGGTTGGATGCACACAGGGAGCTATTGGGCATTGGGAATCTGGTCGTCGCTTCCCAGACCTTAAAACATGCCGCGCTCTTGTTGCATGCCTAAACAAGTTAGGCGCAAAAGTCAGTCTTGATGACGTGTTCCCTCCGGAACACAAAGCCGCTTAAGACATTCCAGCTCTTACACATTCCAGCCCTGAAAAAGGGCATCCAATTAAACCACACCTATGGTGTATGCATTTATTTGCATACATTCAATCAATTGTTATCTAAGGAAATACTTACATATGGTTCGTGCAAACAAACGCAACGAGGCTCTACGAATCGAGAGTGCGTTGCTTAACAAAATCGCAATGCTTGGAACTGAGAAGACAGCGGAAGCTGTGGGCGTTGATAAGTCGCAGATCAGCAGGTGGAAGAGGGACTGGATTCCAAAGTTCTCAATGCTGCTTGCTGTTCTTGAATGGGGTGTTGTCGACGACGACATGGCTCGATTGGCACGACAAGTTGCTTCGATTCTCACCAATAAAAAACGCCCGGCGGCAACCGAGCGTTCTGATCAAATACAAATGGAATTTTAACAACATCCAACGAGGTAATTATATGCGAAACAAAGGCTTTAATCCACCTGATACACACAAAGAAGCTAAGCGTTTGCGCTTCCTTCGTTCCATTGATGAAAGAACTCAAATCTCTTTTGTGAAAGTTGCCAGAACTGAGCTTCTGAAGGCTGAGGCGAGGGCGTTGCTCTCGTCTCTACCAAAAGAGGAGGGATATACGTTCATTCCAAACGCATTTCTGGAAAAGCTTCTCAAAGAAGACATATCCGTAAGTCAGTTTAACGATGTTCTTAAGGTCTTTCGTCAAGGCAGGTAGTTATGAGCAATACAGCAAAAATCTACGATTTCAGCGCCGCACACGAGCGCAGGAGCAACAGGATGGAGAACCAGAAAACTGGTTACATTCCGTTGTACCGGAGCATTCTGAAACAGTCATGGGCGAAAGATGTTTATCTTCGCACCCTGTGGGAAAACCTTCTCCTGAATGCCGCCAGAAAGCCATACAAAGCGAATTTCAAAGGTCATGAATGGCATCTGCAACCCGGTCAACTGGTTGTGACAGCAGCTGATTTAGGTCTTCAGTTATGCGACAGGCATGGCAAGCCGGCAAGCCGTGATCAGGTTGAGCGGATGCTTCAGGTTTTTGTGAAAGAGGGGATGATCTCCATTGATGGGGAGAAGCAAAAAGGTCGTGTGATAACCATCACAAATTACCATGAATATGCTCAAAAAATGGACAGTTCACCCGCACATGAAGCCGCACAAACAACCGCACATGATGCCGCACATGACGAAGCCAGTAATGGCGCGGCTTTCAGCGCACATACCGCACATGAAAGCGCACATGAAGCCGCACAAACAACCGCACATCATGAACAAGAAGGTATTAACAAGAATATAAATAATACCCCCCTACCCCCCAATGGGGGAGGCGATGGGCAGGTTAAACCTGAACGTCGCAAGGCAGAACGAATCGACTACGAATCCTTCCTGAACGCCTACAACACCGAAGTCGGTGACAGACTTCCGCATGCTGTTGCGGTCAACGAGAAACGCAAACGCCGCCTGAAGAAAATCATCCCGCAACTGAAAACGCCAAACGTGGACGGTTTCAGAGCGTATGTCAGGGCGTTTGTGCATCAGGCCAAGCCGTTTTACTTCGGAGACAACGACACTGGCTGGACGGCAGATTTTGATTACCTGCTGAGGGAAGATTCGTTAACGGGAGTACGGGAAGGGAAGTTTGCAGACAGGGGGATTGCATGAGACAGGATATCGAAGCGAGCGTTATCGGTGGCCTGCTGATTGGTGGATTAACTCCAACCGCCAGTGACGTTCTTGCAACGCTGGAGCCGGAAGCGTTTTCAATTCCGCTCTACCGGAAAGCCTTCGAGGTTATCCGCAAGCAGGCGCGAAACAGAAACCTAATCGACGCGCTGATGGTTGCCGAGGCGTGCGGAGAGGAGCATTTCACGTCAATCCTGATGACCAGCAAAAACTGCCCGAGTGCCGCAAACCTGAAAGGATATGCCGGAATGGTCGCGGATAACTATCACCGCCGTCTGGTGCTGGAAATCATGGATGAAATGCGTGAACCAATTCAGGGCGGGACCATCGACGCATCGAGTCAGGCGATGGATGAGCTTGTAAAGCGTCTTTCAGCCATCAGAAAGCCCCGTGACGAAGTAAAACCTGTACGGTTAGGGGAAATCATTACTGACTACACTGACACGCTTGACAGGCGTCTGAGGAACGGAGAAGAGTCAGATACCCTGAAGACCGGAATCGAAGAACTTGATGCCATCACCGGAGGGATGAACGCGGAAGACCTGGTGATAATCGCTGCTCGTCCTGGTATGGGGAAAACCGAACTGGCTCTGAATATTGCCGAAGGCGTTGCAAGCCGCGTTATTCCTGGTTCTGACGTTCGGCGCGGAGTATTGATTTTCTCAATGGAAATGAGCGCATTGCAGATTGCAGAGCGAAGCATTGCCAACGCCGGGAGGATGTCGGTTAGCGTACTGCGAAATCCTGCATCGATGGATGACGAAGGCTGGGCGCGTGTTGCTAACGGCATGAGTCAGCTTGCAGATTTGGATGTATGGGTAGTCGATGCCTCGCGGTTATCGGTCGAAGAAATTCGCTCAATCGCAGAACGGCACAAACAGGAAAATCCAAACCTGTCACTCATCATGGCGGATTATCTTGGCCTGATTGAGAAGCCGAAAGCAGATCGCAACGACCTCGCAATTGCTCACATCTCCGGAAGCCTGAAGGCGATGGCGAAAGACCTGAAAACGCCTGTTATCTCCCTGAGTCAGCTTTCGCGCGATGTTGAGAAGCGACCAAACAAACGCCCGACAAACGCAGATTTGCGTGATTCAGGAAGCATTGAGCAGGACGCAGACTCAATCATCATGCTCTATCGGGAGGCGGTATATGACGAGAACAGTAGCGCCGCGCCATTTGCTGAAATCATTGTGACGAAAAACCGTTTTGGCTCGCTTGGTACGGTTTACCAGCGGTTCTGCAACGGACACTTTGTTGCATGTGACCAGGATGAAGCCAGACAGATTTGCACAGCATCAAATGCACCTGCTTCGCGTGGCAGACGATATGCACAAGGGGCTGACGTATGACCATCTACATCACTGATCTAATAACAGGCCTGCTGGTAATCGCAGGCCTTTTTATTTGGGGGAGAGGGAAGTGAACGATAGCTACCGACAGTTTGAAAA